CCTCTGTGATGATCTTAAAATTAATTCTTCTATCCTCACAAAACTCAACTGCTGCTTTCCACTTTGCTTGATTGACTGCATAGGTCTTACACTCATAGATGTATGACTTAGTAACTCTTGACCTTTTCTTAGGTTCTATGGTTTGTCTTTTTGGTTTTACTTCAATTACATAAGTTTTAATTTGTCCCGTATTTTCCTGCACTTTGATGATAAAGTCTGGAAAGTAACGATGAACTCTTCTATCTATTGGTGAGATGTATGGTATGTAAAATTCCTCACTACCCCACTCAAGAATGTTTTCATTTAAATCACAGTAATGACAAAACCTACGTTCCCAACTACTACGGCATATGATATTATTAGCATTGCCTTTATATTTCTTTGGAAATGATGGTTTATATTTACTTTTAATACTTTCTCCCATACATAATATATAAGGTTATAAAATTATTTATAAATGCCTAGCATAAAGTCAGTTGATGATATTAAATCATCATTATTAAGACCTTCTCTTACCTCACATTTTTATGTTGAGATTCCAGTACCTAGTCAAGGTGCAAATTCAGATTCATTCAAACAAAAATTACAGGGGAGTGGAGTTTCTTGGCCAACAAGGGATCAAGACACTCTAAATCTTTTGTGTTCTGAGGCAGTTCTTCCTGGTTCAAGTCTTGCAACCTTTGAAATTAATAATGATAGAACTGGTGTCACTGAAAGGCATGTTCATCGTAGAATGTTTGATGATAGAATTGACTTAACTTTTTATGTTGATGTTGAAAATTATCTTCCAATTAAATTTTTTGAAACTTGGATAGACTTTATCAGTGGAGCATCGGATCCTAGAGATAATTTTGTTGAATTAGATGGTCCTGGTCAATCAGCCAAAAATTATTTTTATAGAATGAACTATCCAGATGATTATACTGCTGATCAAGGATTGAAAGTTATCAAATTTGAAAGAGATACTTATAAAAGTTCAAGTCAAGGTGGATATAATAAACCAACAGGAAGTGTTCTAGAGTATAATTTTGTAAGAGCATTTCCACTTTCTATTGCATCAATGCCAGTTTCATACGAGGCATCAAGTCTTTTAAAATGTACTGTGTCTATGAGTTACATTAGATATGTTGTTAATATGAAGAAAGCATCAGAAAGTTTACCAGCATCTACAACTCCAACTAAAGTATCAGACTTAATAAACAAATCTTTATCTCAAAATTTCCTTGATAATACTTTGCAAAACTTGAATCTTTTCTCCTCAAATGTAGCATAAATATTTGCACTGAAATAAAACTATAAGACATCATGCCTTTACCAAAGATTGCTACACCAACTTATGAACTTGAATTGCCATCAACAGGAGAGACAATTAAATATAGACCTTTCCTTGTAAAGGAAGAGAAGGTTCTTGTAATTGCATTAGAAAGTGAAGATACAAAACAAATCACGAACGCAATTAAAGCAGTCATTAAAAATTGTATTCAGTCAAAGGGTATTAAAGTAGAAGCACTACCTACTTTTGATATTGAATATTTGTTCCTTAACATCAGAGGAAAATCTGTTGGAGAAAATATTGAAGTAAATATTATCTGCCCTGATGATGAAGAAACTCAAGTAGAAGTTGCGATTGACATTGATGAAATCAAAGTACAAAAAGATGACAATCACAGTAATCAAATCAAAATTGATGATGATATTATGATGGTGATGAAATATCCATCACTAGATCAATTCATTAAGAGTAATTTTAATCTCAATGATAAAAATGCAATGGATCAATCATTTGAATTGATTGCATCTTGTATTGATTCTATTTGTAGTGGAGAGGAAGTATGGGCAACTGCAGATTGCTCTAAAAAAGAAGTGAATGAATTTCTTGAGTCGATGAATTCTTCTCAGTTCAAAGGTATTGAAACATTTTTTGATACAATGCCGAAGTTGTCACATACGATTAAGGTTACTAACCCTAAAACAAAAGTTGAAAGTGAAGTTGTATTGGAAGGACTAGCAAGTTTTTTCGCATAGGCCTCGTTCATATGAGTGTGGAGGCTTATTATACTCTTAATTTTTCCTTGATGCAGTATCATAAATACTCATTAACTGAGATTGAAAATATGATTCCCTGGGAAAGGGATGTTTATGTTGCTATGTTACAAAATCATCTCGAAGAAGAGAAATTAAAACACCAACAACAAAATGGCATCTAGGACTACTACAGATCCAATAGAAATACTCTTAGAGATGGGTATTGACCTTGACAATTTGTCAGAGGAAGAGGATTATCTTAGTGCCTTAAAAGAAGCAATTGCAATAATTTTAGTCAAGACAAAAGGTGGTGGTGATGAAAGATCTAAGGTTCTTTTAGATGAAGTTGTAAAAGTAAGAAAGTCTAGAAAGGCAGCAGACCCAACATTTAAAGCAAGAAAGAAAAAAATATCAGCAGACTCATTTAAAAAGAAAACATCTTCTATTAAGGCACTTCCTGGAACCAGTGAAGGTGGAGCACTTGTTGTAAAAAAAACTAAAATAAGTGCCGAGGATATAAAATCTAATGATGATAAAAATATTTTAGAATCAATTCTTGGTTCGGTTACTAATATTAGTGACATGTTGAAGGAGCAATATGACTTAGAGAAAAAAAATGATGAAAAGGATAGAAAATCTACAGAAAAAACTAAAAGAAAACTGCAAGAGAGTGGATTAGAAAAAGCATTCAAAGGATTAGCAAAAACAACTGAAAAAGTAATTGCACCAGTCAAAAGTTTACTTGAGAAAATATTTGGATTCATTACTACTGTTCTTCTTGCAAGATTTTTAAATAAATTTATTGATTGGTTTGCTGATCCGGATAATAGAAGTAAAATTAAATCTATTATTAGATTTTTGGGAGATAATTGGCCAAAATTATTATCTGCTTATATTATATTTGGTACTGGACTTGGAAAGTTTTCTAGATTTATTGTAAAACTTTTAGCAAGGGGCGCTGTAAGATTAGCAGCAGCAACAGCAGGATTACTAGCTCGGCTCTTTGGTTCGAGAGCGTTAGGGAAGTTCTCACGATTTTTTGGTAGAAGAGGGAAACTTATTGCTGGTGGTGTTGAAGCAGTTACTACTATCATTGCATTCAAAGCACTAGAAGATTCTTTTACAAAGGGATTAGGTCCGGAGGAGAGTGCGAGTATTGATAATGATATTCCTACAAAAGGATATCAGGGTGGTGGATTAGTACAACCATTAGTACAGCCAATCCTATTATTAAATGGTGGCGGGCAAGCATTTAATCTTCTAAATCCACTTTCATGGTTTGGTGGTGGTAGTCAGAAAGCAGTTAAAGGTAATAAAGAAAGATATAAACCCAACTCTTTAAGTGGTAGACTTCTGAATAGAAGAAATGCTACCAATGAAGCCATTCAGAAGATGCGTGGTTATGAAGAAGGTGGTGAAGTAGATGGAACAGGTGGTATTGATAAAGTTCCTGCGATGCTCACCGATGGTGAGTTTGTTATGTCCCGTGGGGCAGTTCAAAAGTATGGTGTAGGACAACTGGAAGCAATGAATGCTTCTGGTGGTGGCACCAACAAACCTAAGATCATGGACAACATGGTCTATGCCGCTACTGGTGGGTATATTGGTAGAGGATCTGGCGCTGGTAGTCCCGAAGAAGGATATCCTTCAAAACTAAACTCTTTCACAAATCGTTTTGTGATGGGTGATGATAGTCTTTTGAATAAGTTAGCTCTTGGAGATACGGATGGTGTATTAAAAACTTTAGGTATTAAAATTGATAGGAATACTGATGCGGCAAATAGAAATACTACTCAAAGAAAAGAAAACAATAATATACTTAAAGATTTTCTTAGAATGAGTGATGGTTTTGTAAAAGATAGAATAGGTGATGTTAAAAATATTCCATCTAAGGTAGAGGGTTTTGCACCTACGGTAGAAAGTTTTGTAAAAAATATTCCATCTAAGGTAGAGGGTTTTGCACCTACGGTAGAAAGTTTTGTAAAAAATATTCCATCTATGGGTGGGGGTTTTGTTGATGCATTAAAGGATAAGAGAAAGGGAATTTCAGAATTTATAGAAAAAACTCCATATTTTGGAGAAACTGCTGCAATAGAAAGAGAAAGAAAACTTGGATTAATGAAACCAGGTGCTGACTCTTTATTGCCTGAAGTCAAAGAGAGACTTAAATCTAATGATGAAAGAATAAGAAATCTATATGATCCAGAGAAAGACACTGGATTCATGGGTGGATTGAAAAAAATGAATCAAACTATACAAAATAAAGGTGCTATTGTTGATCCATTTGCAGCACTTGGATTAAAAAACGAGGGAACTGAAAAGTTTGTTGAAAAAATTACTGGTGGTAGAGTTAAAAACCTTGGTGCTAAAATAACGGGACTTCAATTTGCAGCAAAAGGTCTTCTTGGTCCACTTGGAAAAGCGTTCCAGATTGATGATAAAGGGTCTTTAGGTAGGTATTTAAGACCTGCTATGGAAAAGGCACAGAGTATGGGACTTAGTGGAGTTGGAAATAATAAACAATTTAATGAGGGTAAGGGTGCAGCTGATAGAACTAACAACTATAATACATTAGTTGGAGATAAATTGGCTAATCTTGCATTAGGGCAAACTTCTTTTACTGTAGGTGAAGATGGTCGAGCAAAAACTAGTGATGTTTATGATTCAAATAATACTGCAGAATATTATTTGAAAACAAGTAGAGAAGCACTCTCAAAAGGAAATATTGGTCCAGCATTGTTTAATGGATTATCTGGATTATTGAGAGTAAATCAAAATACTGGTTGGGGAAATCTACGTCCAGGAGGTAATGATATAGATCTTGGTGGTGGATTTGAACAAACAGATTCTTCTGGAAAAGTTAAAAAAGTTTCTAAGATGAGTGGCGCACAACTTTTGAATGCTCAAGCATATGCAGAATCAAAAGGTAAATATTTTTCTAGCACAGATGGGAAGACCTATGAGAGTTATCAAGCTGCCGTAGATGCTAAGAAAGCAAGACTGGCTTCTAGCAAACCAAACGTATCTATTCCAGCACCACCACCAAAACCAGAACCAAAAGTTGTGGTTGAAAATACTAAATCTGGTGGAGGTGATTCCTCAGGATCTGGTAATAGTGGAACAAATGATGTTGATGCTGCCAATCCGGGCAGTGGTACTAAATCAAAATGGAATATCTTAGGTATTCCAATGCCTTTCTAAGGAGATAAAATATGTTATCACTAACGGGAGCAAAAAAAAGTAGCAGTCTTGCAGTAATAAAACCAAAGACATCTATGATCCCTGCTGCTAAAATTTCTAATTCTAAGAAAATAGTAGGGTTAAAAAGTAATAATCTTCAACTTATTAGTGTAAAGGTTCTAGAAATAGAATCTATGATTACAACGAAGTTGATTCGTGAGACAACAAAGAGTTTTAAAGATAAGAAAAAAGCACAGAAAGAAGATAGAAATGAACAGGAAAAAGATCTTGAGAAAGGAAAGGATCCTGGAAAGAAAAAAATAAAGATACCAAAGGTTCCTAAACTTGGAATGTTTGGGTGGTTGAAGAGATTTATTGGTAGTATCTTACTTGCATTTTTTGCAAGTAAAATGTTAAATAATGTGCCAATGTTGATTGGACTTGTAAAAGGAATTCAAAATGTAATTGAATTTGTATCTGATATTGGAATTAAACTTGTTGATGGACTTGCTACTTTTGTTGATTGGGGATACAAAGCTTATGATGCAACACAAGGATTTCTAAAAAACTTTGGAGTCAAGCAAGAACAATTTGATCAGTTTTCTGGTGCTCTCTCTGGATTAATTGATGCATTAATTATTGGATCAGTTATTCTCGCAGCAAGAGGAGAGGATGGGTTTGGTCCTGGTGGTCTCGACAGTGCAAGAAGACCTAAAGGACGTACACCGGGTGTAACAACAGGTCGTGGTGGACAACCTAGAGGAAGATTTACAAATCCATTTAGAAGGGGACCAAGAGTAACTCAAAGTGGAAAACCTGGAAGACCTGGCGCTCCAGTCTCTCAAGGTCGTGGTGGAAGAGGTCCTAGACCAAGAGTTCCTGGAACTGGTCCTAGAGTTACCGGTGGTGGAGGAGGATTAAAGATTCCTAGATTCCCAAGACTTCCTTTTGGTGGGGTAGTTA